ATTTTTATATTATTTTATATTTTATTAGCGAAATGAGTAACATTTTTGAGAAAAAAATAAACAATGAAAGAATTTGGAAATTTTATAATGATAATAAAAATATAGATTTTGAGTGTGCTAATGTTTTTTTGGTAGAATTTCTTGAAAGCATTATTGGTAGTATAAATAATACTAATAATTCAAATATTAACTCCAGAATTTTAAGCTTATTAACTGATAACAAAGAAAAAATCGAGAACTTTGGAGCAGAAATCAATAATATTAATGAGAACATTACTAAAATGAATACAGAACTCACACAAAATTTTGTTATTCAATTTATGAACTTGAAGAAAGAATATATTGATGATATTAAACAAATTATCGAGAACAACTCTTTAAATAATAGTGAAAAAATAGGAAATCTTCTTGATAAAAATAATAACCACTTAATAGATAAGACAAATCTTTTGATTAATGATATTATTCCTAAGAACAGTGAACAATTCAAAGAACAATTCTCAAATTTTCATACAAAAATATCTGAAGAAACAAAAAAAATGTTAGAAAATATTAATCAAGAAAATTCTTTACAAAGTTTTATTTCTACTTTTGAGAACAAGTACAATAATATGATGCAAAATATTCAACAACCTCTTTTTACTTATATTACATCTAGTGAAGAAAGAATTACACAAAATCTTAATAATATTAAAGATTCCACTGCTAATTCGATTGTTTCTCAAGGTAAAATTTTTAATGAACTTGACGAATTTTTAAATAAATACAAAGGCTCCAGCAATAAAGGTAAATATGGAGAACAAAATCTTTATACCAATTTAAATATGTTATATTCAACCGCTGAAATAAAAAATACCAGTGGTATGAAAGCTTCTGGAGATTTTATCATGAAAAGAAATGAAAAACCTACTATATTATTTGAGAACAAGGAATATGAACATAATGTTAATAAAGATGAAGTAATAAAATTTATCCGAGATATTGATGTTCAAAATATGAATGGTGTTTTTTTATCACAATATTCTGGTATTTCTTTTAAAAATAACTTTCATATCGATATTCATAAAGGTAATGTTCTTGTTTATATTCATAATACTGAATATTCTCCCGAAAAAATTAAAACTGCTGTGGATATTATTGATAGTTTATCTGTAAAAATACAAGAATTAAATATTGACGAGCATAATAATATTTCAAAAGAAATGTTAGATGATATTAATGAAGAATACCAAAATTTTATTAATCAACGAGAACTTTTAATCACAGTTTTAAAAGATTTCCAGAAAAAAATGACTAGTCAAATTGAATCTTTTAAATTACCTGCTCTTGAAAAATATTTGGAACCTAAATACGCTAATGTAAGACAAAAAGGTATTGTATGTAACATATGTAATGTTTTTTCTGCTAGTAGTAAACAAAGTTTATCTGCACATCAACGTGGTTGCAAAAAAAAAAATAATATTGAATAAAAAATAGTTTATATATCTTAAAAATAAATTCTTCTATCTATAATCTGAGTGTTTTTAACTCTAATAATGCCTTTACCGCTATCATTTCTAAACGTCTTTTCTTGTTTAGTTCTTGCAATCTAATATTATAGTCATAAACAATTTCCTTACCTTTTTCGTACCATTTATCCAGTTCATTTGGATAGTATTTATTTTTGTTTCTTTTATGAAGTTCTAATTGGCGTCCTCGTTCTCTCCATATTTGACGTTCTTCTGATGATGCAATTTCAACTGGTTTCATTTTGAATAATTATATTTTAATTTATTTATTGTTATTCAATACATAAATTTTTCAATTTTTTAATTCTGAAAAAATTTTACAATTCAACTATTATGTTTGTTTTGTCTTCTTCTATTTTTTCTCTATTCATAATTACATTTGTAATAATATTTATACACAATACTATTGTAACTACCGACATAGATGTAACTAATACGACTAATAAAACGAATAATAACTGCGGCATATTCATACTATATTATAATTATATTTCTATTTTCATAATAATACACATATAGTTTCTTTACTATTCGTGAACGACCTTCTGCTAAATGCAAGACACTAAATGTTGCTGACGTCATGTTAGAAAATGGTGATATGATTCTTGCCCATTCAGATGCACTTGGTGGAATTACGATGATTAGGTGTAATATTTGGATACCATACGCCTTTGAAGAATTAAAAAATAACGTATGTTACTTTTTATTTTTCTATTTCTATATTGAACAACTTACCCGTCTTTTTTTCATGTTTTTTTTCAAAAACTTATAAACTATCATATGATCATAATTAATTAATTTTTTATCTATATCTTTAAAACAACCATTACAAAGTATGTAAGTTGACTTAAATTTATGTGGAAATTTCCAACTGCATTGTTTTTGTTTACAAACCCCGTTTCCACATTTATTACACGTATTTATTACTGATTCTATTTCACATTCATTACATGTTTCCCTTTCTTCAAAAATAGAATCCAAAGAAACTGTACGCATACCTGCTAATTTTACGTTACGATTCATTATTAATTATAAAATTTTGTTGATTAATATTAATAATCTATTTGAGAACTTTTCAATTTTTTATCTTTTTATACATTATATTTACTATGAAAGGTTTTACATTTGGGTTTATTGATAATTTAATTGTTGCTATTTCAGCAATCTTAGGTATACATATTGATACGTATTTTCAAGGTGTTGGATTAAATGGTGCCTTATACGGAGCATTAATTGGTCATACTATTAGTGATATGGTCGCTGGATATCTTGATTTTGGATTAAACATTGCTATTAATATGGGCCTTGGATGTTTAAGTGTTATATTTATTGTTGTGATATATAATTATTTTGTTTAATATAATCTTTTTTTATATTATATTAATGATTTCTTGTTGTGAACATAAACATGATAAATCATGCATAAGAACATTAGATAAAAAAATGTTTAAATTACCTCGCAAATTTTCAAAAAAGGATTGTTTAACCAAAAAAATAAAGGGGTTTTCTATGAAATCTTCTTGTGCTCCTTATAAAAATTGTAAAAATTACACACGGAAAAATAAAAACCCTGTCTTAAATGCTATTTGTATATTAAATCAAAATGATAATAACGTTAAAGGTACAATTAATTTCAAAAATATTAATAACAAACTATACATCAAATATAATATTACTGGTTTAAGTGATGGAGAACATGGTTTCCATGTTCATGAATATGGAGATTTATCGGACAATTGTAACAGTGGTTGTTCTCATTTTAATCCATTTAATGAAACACATGGTGGTCCTAACTCAAATCATCGTCATGCTGGTGACCTTGGTAATATTATTTCTAAAAATAATGTTGCTAAGGGAACTATTGTTGATAATATTTTAAGTTTAGATTTTAATAAAAAAACTTGTATTATTGGACGAATGATGATTGTTCATGAAGAAAAAGATGACCTTGGTCTCGGTAATAATGACGAATCTCTTAAAACCGGCAATGCCGGTAAACGTTTAGCATGTGGTATTATTGGTATTACAAAATAATATAAAAAAATAACTATATACTTATTATAATGTTGACTTCATTATTAGTTTGTATTTTATTTATTAACGTATTTTCAAAGGACTACAAAGCGGTTGAACAATTAGATGTAAATAAGTATATCGGTAAATGGTATCAAGTATATCAAGATAAATTTGACCAATTATTTCAAGGAGTTGGCACTTGTTCAACGGCTGAATATTCAATTATAAATGATAATAAGATTTCTGTTTTTAATAAACAACTTGATACTCAAAATAAAACTGATTCTATTAGTGGTTATGCTTATTATAAAGATGATGATTGTTGTGGTTACTTAACTGTTCATTTTGATAATAATATTCCTGAAGCTCCTTACTGGGTTCTTGAATTGGGTCCTGTTGTATCTAATTTATATGACTATTCTATTGTATCTGATAATAAAGGCCACTCGTTGTATGTTTTAACCAGAAATATTGAACGATTTTACCAAAAATATAACGATCAAGTATTATCATCATTAAGTGAGTTTGGATTTACCAAAAATTTCAATCAACCTTTTATTATGGAACAAAAAAATTGTTAATTTTATAATATGTTTATGTCGATATAAATATATTATCCTTACATTTCGTCTTGAATATTTTTTTTTAACCAATAATCTATGTATTCTTTTACATCTTCTAATTTAAACATATATAAATCTTGTATAAATTGTTCAAATGTGATATGTTTTGTTATTCCGTTCTCTTTTCTAAAATCTTTGTTGGTTAAATCTTGATTAAATCCTTCTTTCATTGTGTTGTATATATCTTGATTTTCTTGTATAAATTTTAATGTTTTTTGTAAACAAATAAAAGTATTTTCTTGATAACCATCTATAGTTTTCTTTGTATTAAAATCTTTTACATTATTATCTGATATAAATTTTGCAAACATTTGACAAAAACCATGAGAACCTGGTATTTGATAATAATGATATGGGTCTATTATTCTTGCTTTTAGTGAATTACTTCTTCCAAAAGTTTCATAATCAATAACTTTATAATGGGTGGATATAGGTTCACAGTCTGATTCATTATTATCGTCATCTTTACAACAACAATAATAAATAAACTTTTCAGGTTTATCTGGAATATTGTTGTAAACCCATGGTGTATTACAATGTATTTCAGGAATTGAGATTACTTTTATTGGGTGTGCTATCATTTTATATATATCTTGCACACCTAATAAATTTACTAATATACTTAAATAAGATTCAAATATACTTTCATTATCAGTTGGAACAATAATATCTGATAATTTATTACTACCGCCTTTTTTTTTATAAGTTTTCTTTTTTTTGTAAATTTTCTTTTTTTTATAAGTTCTATTTTTTTTATCTTTTTTTTTTAGATTAACAGTTTTTGTGGTTTTTAACAACCTTATTTTCATATATATATATATTATTTTAACATTTTAATAATATTTATTACATCAATTTTATAGAATAATTTAACAAAATTCAAAATATTTTCTTTTTATTGTATATAATGAATTCTACGCTAAAACGTCGTGAATACAAAAAAAACGCTAAAAAATCCTTATGTAAGGGTAAAACCGTCAAAAAGTGCCCAAAAGTGAAAGGTTGCAAAAATGCAAAAGGTTCAAAAAAAACATTTTGTAGAAAAATTAAAAATAAATCTTATAAAAACAAGAAGTAAACGTGTATTTTTTAGTAAGTTAGTAACCTTTTTGAATATTTTGTTAAAATTTGGAACTTAACTGTATTTTTTTTATTACCAAAGGTGTAAACATGCATCATTAACCTAAAAAAATGATTTTTATTACCATTTTATTATTTTTTTGTAAAAATATATAAAAAATAATATCTTATTAATATAATGGATAGTTCTACTGCTCCTGCTCCTGCTCCTGCTCCTGCTCCTGCTCCTGCTCCTGCTCCTGAGCAACAAGTTAAACTTAGCGAGATTAATGTCGATAATGAACAAATCGCATTAAACTTAATGGTTGCTTTCTGTAATGCCGCACAAAGTCGCGGTGCTTTTAACATGGAAGAATCCGCCAAATTATGGGAATGTGTTAAATTTTTCTCTAAGCCGGTTGAAGAACCTGCAGCTGTTTCAGATGAACCTGCTGCTGTTTCTGAAGAAACTGCTTAAACAATATCATAACTATTATTAAATCAAATTTAAACTCTTTTAATTTTGATTTTTAACTTAACAAATAACGACGACAATGTTCTACAAATTCATCATCTGTTTTTATTTCATTTTTTTGATAACGGTTTTTGAGTAATAAAATTATAATTGTATTTAATTCTTCTAACGTTGCATCCAAACG